TGAACGGGTTAAAGTTTAGAATGCACTCTAGTTTTAATGAGGGTGATACCTGTTTGCTAGAAGGAGAGAAGGCTATCATAGTAAAGATAGGTTTCTATGAAACAATTATACAGATTGATAATGGCAGAGGTACAGTGTGGCGATACTTACCTAATGATCGCATAAAATTCTACAAACTAGAGAAAATGATCAAGGAGCCAGAGAAAACTACCTCGTAGGATGAGGCACAGAGGGGTGCTAAGATAGCCTCTGGTAGGTAGTGTCCAGATTATAGCCACTTCTTCTGTAGCCCCCCTTAGAATGCCTTACGTTTGATTTGCCCTATTTTATACCTAGATAATGCAGTCCTATAGAACATAGAAGCATCAAACATACTATAAGGACACCTACACCTAGTTTAACCATAGAATTAAAGGGATCAATCACGTGCATCACCAATCCATTCAAACTTATTACTCCAATCCTCTACAATATAATCGTATAAAATATTAATTTCATCTTGGTCTTCTTCTATAATCTGTACTCTATCTTTGTGATGTGAATTTTTTCTAGCATAACTCTTAGCATCTCGTATAGAGTCAAAGCTATTACTACTTTTGTCACCTTCTGGTCTAGTTATTATTACTTTATTATACATCNTAACCTCCTCCTCCTACATCCACGATGGTGAGTGTATCCTAAACACCGCCATAAGTAATGTTGCTAGGGCAAATGCGTTTATGACCATCAATGCCCTATCGTTCCATAGCATACCGACAATTAACCAACCTGCTATGCCTAAAGAATGAAAGTATAAGTTGACAGGATAAATGTTATTAGCTGTAAGAATAGTTGAAACCATTAATATTATACTAGAAACCCACTTTATATACCAATCAAATGTATACAGTGGTGTCTTAGTAGTTATACTAGTGCCACTATGATCCTCTTTACCCATGCCTACCACACCATCTTATCATCTAGTACAAGCTCTCCAGTAGTACCTGCATCTACAAGGCACATATTGTTAGGGTTATTGGTAGGTAGTATAACTGAAGCAGACCAAGACCCTGTTAGTTTATTTAAAAAGATTAAAGTTATATGTCCTTTCTGAGATAGACCTCTGAATAGCATACCCTCTTTAGCTTTACTCTTAAAGAACTCCATGCCTTTTTCCATAGACTGACAGCCCATCTTGGTTGGCACTTGACTGTGTGATTGGGATACATTGAATGTAAAAAGACATATAGCAATTAGACCTCCTATAATTGATTTGTTCATCGTTCTTCTCCTTTGTGTTATATTAAAAATATTCTTTTCAAATGAGTATTAATGTAGTCTTTAGCTCTATCTAGTACAGCTATGTCATCGTTAAATCCACCCAATGCTCTGTTACATTTATGACATAGCCAACCCCTAAAGGTTTCTGTTTCGTGGCAGTGATCTAATACCCATGAACCATTCTTAGTATTACCTTTACCCTTAACCTGTTCCTCATCACAGTTACAGATAGGACATATGTATCCTTCAGGAGGCATACCATACTCTTCTCTTAGTCTGTTCCTTACCTTTGTTAATTCATTATTACAAGTCCTACATTCAGGTCTTAGAAAGTTAGCACCTGAACTAGGGGAGAATGCAGTTAGGGGTAGGTATGTATCACACTTACTACATACCTTACCCTCTCCTGCTCCTAAGTCTTCATGCTCTATGAATAGGTCTAGCTGATTCATATTGCTCAATCTTCATAACTCTATTAAGATTAATAAAGTACTCACGGTTATATCCTCTCTCCCACTCTTTGTATTCTAAAGAGTTCTTGCGGTTAGGGTTATAACTATTGACCTTAAACCCTTCCCTACCAGAGAAGAACGCTCTCTCATTAAGGTGCTTACGTACAGCACCCTTCTTTCTTTTAGTGAAAGTCTTTTTATTAAACACTACATACACCTCCTGTTCCGCTTATCTCACAAATATCATGTGTCTCTACGTGTTCATCGAACTCCGTACCTAACTTGTCTACTGCCTCAGAGTATGACACAACAGACAGAGGCTGTCCACCTCTACTTCCATCTGGGTACACAGTAAAGCCTCGTAGTCTATGTGCATAAGATGCTAGTGTCTTGGTAAAGTCCTCTACTGTATCAGGGTTGTTAAGCTTAGAACCCCAAGAAGGTAAGTTAATTGTAGAACTGATAGACATATCTACGTAGTCTTGTACATCAGCTTGAAACTTAATCCTTCTCTCATAGTCTTCAGCTAAGTCTAGTGCCGACTCTATGCTATCAGGATCTACTCCATACATATCAATTAACTCTTGTGCTGACGAGTCTACTACGTATTGATACTTCCACTTAGTACCACCCGTAAGATACCTACGCTTATATGCAACAGCAAAGATAGGTTCTATCCCGCTGGAGCTACCAGCGAGTATACTAATAGAGCCAGTAGGAGCAATAGCACGGTTCGCCACTGGCCTAGATACCGATAGTTCATCCGCAAATTGTCTAGAAAATCTATCGCTAACTCCTTTATACACAGAAAGCCATTGATGAAGGGTATCAGTAACCTCATATTTTTCTCCTCTTTTGATTAACCATTCGTGCATACCCATTAGTCCAAGCCCTAACCGTCTGTTCTTTTCTCTTACATCGTAAACTTTCTGGTAAGGTAACTCAGCCCTAAGAGTACCGCATATTAAAAACTTAGTACCTAACTCTACTACTCTAGATAACTCCTCTATAGAATCAATGTTTCCAAAATTGACACTCCCCAAATTGCAAACATCACTGTCATCAGCAGAAGTAACTTCAGTACAGGCATTACGTAATGTGTCATTCTCATTCTCCATAAAATTAAAAGAGAAGCCGGGTTCCCCTGAGAACAGTGCCTGTTTAACATTATTTACAAACACTTCTCCGTAGTCACCTGTCTTCCAATAGTTCATAAGCCAATCGGTGTCGTAGTTAACACTGATGTTAGTCATGTCTAAAGGTGCGCGAAAGTTAAAGTCCTGCTCCTTTATATCCTTAAATGTAAATCCCGTTGTACCTACTGGCATATCTCCCCAGTTCTTTGCTATTAAGAAGTAAGGTATGTCATTGTGTTTCCAGTTAAGAGATGCATATATAGCAGATCTACGTGACCCACCCTGCATTACATTTGCCCCTATAGAATTTATCATCTGCATTTTAGGTACAGGGCCAGATGCTTCACCCCCAGAGCCACCAAGTATTCTACCTGATGCCCTGTATATACTATAGTCAACGCCTATTCCCCCACCTGTCATCAGGCAGGACTCAGCCTTCCAAGATAGGTTAGCCCAATCCTGTCGCGTATCTTCTTCTGCACCTAGTAGGAAACAGTTATTGTAAAACCTTTTCTTCCTACCTGCATAGTATAGATACCTACCTCCGGGTACAAACTTGAACTCAGCTATGTATTTTATTAATTCCTGTTGCTCCTCTACATCCATAAGGTTCTCTTCATCAGGACGTAGAGTTCCACACACATCTTTTACTAGAGTGTCAGCTAACTGCGACCACGTATCACACCCCTCATGTTTGTACTTGTATTTAAATATATCCTCAGAAAACTTGTTTCTAAATTGAGGGTTTGTATTAGATTTAAATGTTGACACGGTAGACTACCTCCTTCTTCCATTAAGTTGTATTATATTAAAACTCTCTAATCCATCTACATCATATAGTAAATCGTTTAGAATATCCTGTAACTCCTGTGTTATATTACCATCAGTAGGTACAGGAAAGCTATCGTTATCTACTGTTATAGATAACTTAAATGTGCATCTACTATTTGACATAGTTAATACTCTGTGCGATGTCTGTCTCTAACTCTTCATTCTCTATGTTTTCAATTAGATTATCTAGATACCATCTAGCTTTCTTCAAATCCTCAATAGGCTTTCCTTTATAGTCAAAACGCCATAGGTATTTCATTATATTACCTTGTAAGTAATACTTAAAGTACTTACCTGTAGATGCCTTGATAGCGTCAATACATTCTATACCGCTTTGATTATAATGGGGTGGGTTGTTAACCATGTCTGAGTCCTCTAGTAGCTTCATTAATTACTCTCCTTTAATGCTTAGTTGTAGGGGGAAAGGGAACAACTACAGAGTCTTTGTACTTCTCTTTCCATTCCTCTTTACGTTTTCTTTCCATGTCCTCATAGTTATCGTAGTATCTTTCTAAGAGGAAGTCTAGTTCATCGAAGGGTAATGTAGCTACAGCACACATAGCCTTTAATATATCTGTAAGAGTATCATGCCCATCCTTAGATAGGGAGCCATTATCTTTATGTACTAGCGGATATATATCAAACTCAACAGTACCTTCTTTAGTGTCCTCACTTTTTACTCTTAGTAGTATGCACATTTCGTTTTCGTTTAGTTGTATGTAATCTTTTGGCATTATTGTTTACTCCTTTTTTCTTCTCCGCTATCCATTCTTCTGGGATACTCTGGTCTGCAAATTTAAACCCGTACTTGTTACACCAATCTGCATACGTAGTCTTACTACCTTTCCTTAATTTATTTCTAGAGTTGGAGAATACAAATCTTAAATCTAATTTAGGGTATTGATCTTTAATCCATATATGTTTCTGTCTATCTTGTACAGTAAAGAAACCTTTAGTCTCTACTACTATACCATTAGGTAGCCAGAAGTCAGGTGTATAGTTCCTCTTCTTCTCAGGCTGAAGAAAGGGTATCTTCTTTATCTCGTAGCAATCTACTATATTTAAGAATG